TACATATTTAGTTGCAAAACTACCCATAGCTGTATCGTGATCTCTAAAGAATGCAAATATTTTACGCCACTCGTGATGTTTAGCATGCAGTGCAAAATCTTCATTGCAGCTAATATCATAAGTAACATAAGTTTTGTGTGTTTGATTTGGTTTGCTTGTATCCATTTGTGCAAACCATGCATGGCTATTGATTTCTGTCAATATATCTTCTGTGTTTGTAGCAATACTTAACCCTGTAGGTTTTGTACGCTTCATATAACAGTAAGAACAATTGTACAGACACCCATGGCCAAAGCTAGGAGATATAAAGTCAGTAGATCTACCTGATGGTCTAATCTTAAAGGATTTTCTTCTAACTTTTTGTATCATTTTTTTGTACGTTCTTGTATTGTAAATGTAGACATATCTGCTTCATACGGTATCATACCTAGTAAACCATCACGGTTCTTTTCTATATGACATGCAAGTAATCCAACAGGATCTTCATTACAATATGTTTTTGTTATACCATAAATATCATATGGCCTGTTTAATATCATTACAACATGGGCATCTTGACCAATGCTGTCACCACCAAATAGATCTGTCAAGAGTGGCTGGTATTGATTTTTAGCACGATGCTCTTGTTCTATGTTTCTGTTTAGTTGTGATAATAATATATTAATAACATCCATTTTAGCCTGCATCCACATGCAACCTTTTGATATCTCATTTAGTTTCTGTAGCTCTGTATGTTCATTCTGGCCTTTTATCAACCTAGAGTGGTCAAACACATTGACTACTCGTGCATTAGGAGATTTCATAAACACTTGTTCGTTAGTTTGTTTAATATACTCCATAGTACGTGGAATATTATTAAAGAAAACAGGATATTTATTAAACTTTTGCACAGAGTTGGCATAGTCTTTGAACTCTTCATCTTTTAGTCTTGCCTCCACAGATAAGAGATCGCCTAATTGTTTATTCACACTCTTAGACGCACTACGCATAACTTGTTGATAACCTGGCATCTCGAAACTCCAATATAATATAATCATATCTTTGTTTGCGTTTACATCTAGCAAATCAAACACCAGCTGATTACTAAATGCAGACTTACCCACGCCAGGACGGCCAGCAATAACATACATCTTGCCACCTTGTAGACCACCGAGTAAATTCTTATTTAACCGTGGCCATTTAGTAGGATAGACACTTCGTTTACCATGCATAGCATTTCTTACAATACTAAGCGACTGATTAACTGCCTTATCTATTCTTTGAAAACCTCTTTCTTGAAATAAGCTAGAGCTGTCTTGTGATTCTTCTGTCATCGTTAATGTCTTTTATGTTCATACCTTCATACTTTTCCCAAGTATGATTATTAATCCAAGTTTCAAAGTTTTGTAGGTAACCCAGGTTATCTTTCTCATGCGAAAGTTGTAACTGTAAACATTGCATAATATGTCTATGCAAATGTGGTTTGTTACCTACAATCTTTTTATACTTATTTCTAGCTTTTTTGTTGCTAGCTGCTTTTGGATCCTTTGCATGTAGAACCCGTGCACCACGAGTGGGGGATTCTACTTTGAAAGGGTATGCAGCACACAGTTCTGCAAACATAGCGTCTGTGTCACTAACGAATAGATCTCTAAATTTTTGTTGTATAACGTGTTTAGTAACGTCTTCACCGTAAACAATCCATCCGTTATCTTGTAATTGTACTGGATGGTACTCGCTATTAAAATAATTGTATGCTTTTCTATGCACACAATAGAGAAATATATATTCGTTTGGACTTAAGCCTATATCCTTTAGTAAAGATAAATCAATTTCTAATTTCATCCTAATTTATTTCATTTATTTTGTCAATCCATTTGACATTAGTTAGACCTTTTACTGCAGACTTTAACCACTTCTCTTCCTGTGTATCTTTTATATATAATACAACAATTTTACCCACTTTTTCTTCTTGAAAACGTAGTAAACGTCCTACACGCTGGATCATAGTCAAAGATTTACTAGTCAAACCAGATATAATACCATAATCTGCATCAGGTACATCAAAGCCTTGGTTTAATGCTTTTGTAGAGCACAAAACATTAACTTTTTTACTTCTAAATGAACTCAAAGCTTCTTCTTTTTGCTTTTTAGTTTTCTTAGAATGATAAGACAATGCAAGAGGTGACAATGCCTCACAGATTTGATCTGTAAAATCATTAGCACCAGAAAATGTTAGTATTCTTTTGTTTACATTAGTAAGAACTATCTTTTGTATAGCAGTAATTTTATTAATTGCAAAATCTACTATAGCTTTACGCTGTCTTATAGCTCTGTAAAATAGCACAGCCCATTGTTTCTCATGTCCAGGTGCGCTACTGCTAGCTATAATTCTTTTGGCCTCATTAAAAGCATCAAATTGTCCTAGTTTATATTTATAGTGAACAAACATGTTATTTGCTTTTTTGTAGTCTGCAGCTTCCTCAGCTGTTAGCTCTACGGGCACACAGTAGATCTCATAAGGAGACACTAGTCCTAGTCCTACACATTCATCTAGACTTAACTCATAAACTACAGGCGCAAGAGTTATTAACTTTGCTTTGTATTCTAATTCTTCTGGTTGAGTTGCTGTCATACACAGTAGTCTGTCGTATGTATTATTCTCAAAGAATTTGTAGTGCTCTGTACTTAAGCCTAGATGTATCTCATCTGCTACTACAATATTATAAAACTGTTCTTGTAGTTTATAAGCAGACTGATAACAAACAATATCAACGCGATCTAGAACATCATTATACTTCCATTTGTGAAACTCTTCTTCAAACTGTTCTTGCAATTGTATTGTAGGTACCAAAACTATACCTCTAGCCGCTTCGTTTCTCCTTAAGGTTTCACCCACGGCTAGTACACCAACACGAGACTTACCAAAGCCAGTACCTGCAATTACAGACCCTTTAAACCCAGCTTTAGCCCACGCATTTAGTGCTTTTTTCTGTTCTTTATCTTTTATTTCTATACAGTTACTCATTGTTTTAATTATCTTCATGGTATTCAGTTATTTCTTTTTCTAATTCATACATTTCATTAGTGCAAAACTCATACAAAAAATCTGATATTTCAAATACTTGTAATGCGTTATTGCTTTCTTTATTTTCTAGGTGCGCAGTTTCTATCTCTACAGTACTTCCTATATCAGAGTACGGTATTGCTGGTACATATGTATATGCTATATTTAGCACCCAATCGTTTATTTCTTTTGTGTAAAATGATTTCATAATTTAATTTTTAATCGCCAGCTGCTACCTTTTCATATGCTATTGCACGGCCACGCTGTACTTTCTTTAATTTACTTTCTAATATTTCTACTCTTAATAATAAGTTATTAATTACATCATAAACATCTTCTTCCACATACTCATTCTTATCTACAATAGTTTTAACATAATCAAACTGTACTCTATAGTCTTTATCGTACTGATAAAAATCTTCATGCTGCATAATACCATGTCGTACAGTAGCATGATCCTTATCAAAATATCCAGCTATATGTAGCAAAGGCAGTTGTAACTTTTGCATTAACAATACATAACAAATACGTCTATAATCAACTAAATGTCTTGTACGAGTTGAGTCCATTAAATTACCCTTTTTAACTCCTAATGCTCTGCACATAATTTCTATCATATGCATAGCTTCTTTGTATCTTGGATGTCCTTTATTTATTTCGTATTTCATAATTTATATTATTTTGACCATGTTTTAGATATATTTGTATCCGCTTTCAATAGGCCATTAGTTACTACTACTTTTGCAGCTTTTTCCATTAATTCAGTCATTTTCTTCTTCCATGTTTTTGTATAACTATTATTACATATAGTGTCAATCTGATCATGCACAGTCATTACCATCTTAACAGGAATATTATTCTCTTTTATGTATTCGTGAATATATATTAATGCTAGTTTAGTCATGTCTGCACTTGCACCTTGTATTGGTGTGTTTTTAGAAGCACGCTCAATACTACCAATCTCCATCATAGAAGACTTATTATTCCAAATTTTAGGATACCATGTACTAAACCACCTCTTTCTATTAAAAGGTGGAAAAGTTTTTATATACCCATATTGTTTACCAAAGTTACCTAGTCTTTCTAAGAATCCTTTGATAGAAGGAAAAGCCTTAAAATACTCTTCTATTAATTTTGTAGCTTGATCTTTACTTATTTGCAATGTATCTGCTAGTTTATGTGGGCCCATACCATAAGCCAAACCAAAGTTAATAGCTTTTACATTGTTTCTAAGAGTTTGGTGCTGAGGACATTCACACTTAACTTTCCCCCGAACGTAAGCGCAATCATCTTCAGCAGCCTCACTCCATTTCTGCTTATAAACTAGTTCAGCACAAACACTGTGAAGATCTTGTCCATCTTCTAATGCTTGTATCCAAACAGGATCTTTAGAACCAAAGGCTATAACATTCAATTCTTGACTTGTGTAATCTGAACTTACAAAAGACCAGCCTTCAGGAGCTATGAAACAATTTCTAAAGCTGTTATCAGCAGGAATTTGTTGCATATTAGGATGACTAGAACTAACACGCCCTGTATCCAATATTTGATGAAAGTTAGTGTGAACCATGCCATCACCTTTTAAGTATTTAAAAAATGGTTTACCATACGATGTACAAAGCTTCATGTATTCTTTGTATCGTACATACTTGCTAACTAAGCCATAATTCCTATGTTTATATAATTCTTTACCATTTACGTTTTCAAGGTTTGGTATCAACTCTTTAAAAACTTCTAATACTTGTTTGGGTGAGTCCCAATTCACACCAACTTTTCTCAATTCTTTTTGATCT